TACAACTGCTGATGGTATCTGCTTTCCATTATATCAACTATGTTGGTAGTAACTTAGATTGACAGTAATAGCGTTTTGTTTTATACTAATTTCATTGCATAAACAGTAACATATATATGTATTGAAATATACGATTTTGCATTAATTATGTTTTAAGTTTATTTTTAAACCGTAACGCCAGGGCGTGATAAAAGAGAGACTTAGCTTAAGTCTCTCTTTTTTGTTTCTTAGTGTTTTTATCTTAATACTCCCATTTTAGTGCCTTTTCGTCTTCGTCTGGTATTTCCCAATAATTGCGGCACTCAGATAAGCTCACTAGCCATACATTTCCCACTTTCTTGGTATTCATCAGCCGCTCCTGCTGGCAAGCTTGCTTGATTGCGCTCTCTGTTACTTTGCCGTCAAGTAACTCAACCACTCTTTTTATTTCTACTGTGTCCGAGTTATACAGCAGATGATACTTTGTCAACTCCATATCAAGCTCGCTTTCCAGCTCCGTAAACTTTTTTTGTGGCTCAAGTCCAAATCTCAGTTCTTTAATATTGCTATTCTCTATTTCTTCTTTGAGTTTAATCACTTCGCTCATAAGATAGTTGCTGTTTTTACACAGCTTTTTTATATTTTTATACAGGTTATCTACAGCGTAGCTGTATGTGCAAGTTAATTTATTAGCCGTTATAACCCTTTCCACATCTCTCCAAGTCGGACAGATAAGATTAGTATGTCTTTCTACATACCTTACACACAATATATTTAATTTTGCCAACTGCTTTACAAGTTTTATCTCGTCCGTCATTTTCATTTCAGTTCTCATTTTAATTCTCCTTTTCCATTTCGTTATATTTTTCTATTACATCGGTCACTACCGTTCTGTAGCTTGTTACTATATAAGCTTCCCTTATATAATCGTAGTAGCCGAGGTCTTCTTCTCCTCGTATTTTGTAGTTCCTATATCTTCTTAACTTAAGATAGTTTCTTTTTTTGTCTGCCTTTTCCCAGAGGTTTCCGCAAGTTTCCTCGTGCCAGCCCTCGCCGTAATCTCTGGTTGGGAATACTATATCTATTATTCTATAGAGTTCCCGCTCTCCGATTTTATAACCTTTGTCTTTTCCGAATTCTGTTAATGTATATTCCATAACCATTACCTCTCTTCCTTTTTACTTGTAGTCGTTTGCGACTACTCTTTATACTTATAAAATAGTCGCTTACGCCTATTTTGTCAAGCATATTTTTAAAAATTTTTTGCATTAAAAAAGAGGGGCGAACCCCTCTTAAAATTGTTATGTATTACTCTACCCACATCTGGACTTTGTCTATAGGATTTCCGAATACACCCGCATATCCGTCCATACCATTATCTTTAATGTTGTCTATCTGCTCTGGGTAGAACTTGTCGTTGCTAAAAGCGGAAGTCATATAGTGTACATACTTCCACTCGCCTCTTGTCGCTTCTTCTTCGCTTGTATAATATATAATCTCTACAGCGTCGATTGCATTAACAAGATCACCCGCAAATCCATTGTTTGTGTCGTTAAGGTCGTAACCTGTAACATAAGGAAGCCAGTCGCCGTTAATTGTGTGTGCTCTATACTTAACACTTCCTCTGTCCACTCTAACAGCAAGCCCTTTAATAGCTGCGTTGTCGCACTTACCAGCCCAATCATCGCGGTTAGTTACTTCGTCCCACCATTTGTCTGTATAAGCCGCATATGTAATATTAACAGGATTGTTATTGTTTTCTTCCTGCTCAGTATTGTTATCAGCGTCGCAATCATCGTGCATACCATAGAATTCAGACAAGTCCACGTTGCCGCTCACGCCGTCTATTCTGCCTACGCTTGTGTACTGCCAGCCTACAAGATTATTAACAACAAGCGGCTTTCTACTCTCTTCTGGCTCATCCGCTAAGGTCATTGGCTCATAATCTTTGTACCTTGCTATCCAGTAGTTATAATTTAACACTTCCTCGTCTGCGTAAGGCTTAATGTAAGAGCCAAAGAAGCTCATTCCTGTATATATAGCGAATGTACAGCCAGCTTCTTCGATTACCTGCTTATATGCCTTAATAATGTCTATTATTCCGCTTTCTAAGTAGCGCATAACTACATCTTCGATGTCCATATATACAGTTACTTTTCTGCCGTCTAAAATTTCTATTACTTTCTTAGCGGCTTCAATTGCTTTCTCGACTGTAGGTGTGTATACATAGTTGTACACGCCACAGATATGAACACCTGTGAGCTGGCAACCACGCCAGTTGTTCTCAAATTGCTCATCGGGTTCAAGCTGTTTGTTAATCACCTTTAGGACTGCGTGTGTCAGTCCTGCCGCTTTTACTTTGTTCCAGTCAACATCGCCATTCCACTTTGCGAAGTCTCCGCACTTAATTTTTTCCATACCTTTTTACTCCTGTTCTTCTATCGCTTTACTTTTATTCTGTAAAACATCTATTGCTTTAGTTATTACTGTCGGCATAGGAACGCCCATAAGTCCGACATTTTCGACTATGCTAATTAGCTCATTTGACATAAATCCAATAATTACAGCTTCTCTTATATATGCAGTTCCAACTGCTATATCTAAACGATAAGCGATTAACACGCATAAGAGTATTACTGCTTTCTTGCACAGTCCTTTTGCTCCTGCAATGCTCTTAAGAGAGCCACTTTCTGTTTTGGTGCTTGCGTGGAATATGCCAGCCACAGCAATACCACTAACATAGTCGATAATCATAAATACAACCAATGTTGTTAAAGAGCTGTTCCAGCCGCCGAGAGCCGTCGCAATTGCTCCACCGAGTGCACCGAATGCAACACAGATTTTTGTTTTCATTTTTCTTTTTCCTTAATTATACACTTTTGTTCGCACTTCACTTTTTACTGTTGTTGTGCTATTATATTGTTGTAATAAGTATATTTTAAAGCGTGCTAACTTTTGTGGTTAGTGCGTTTTTTATTTCATTCTAATATAGCTTTAAATGTTCCGATAATTGCTATAATAGTTCCCAGCATTGCAATAGATATTAATTCAACATCTATTCCAAGTCCAAACAGAAACGCTCCTAAAATTGCTAATGTAATATTTTTTCTTTATAATCGTCTCCTTTCCGTATGTTAAAGCTCAAGTGTACTAAACAGCAATATCTTCAATAGACATATTACTTAAATAAAATAAGTGAAATTGTAATATGTTTGTCCTTGATTTACCTTAATTTCCGTATCGCTATAAATTTGTAATGCACCAACAGGTGTTAATTGTCCATATGCCACAAGCCCCGCCGGATTATATACTGTAACAGGAAATTTTATAACTTTACTCGGTCTATATTCCTCAGGCAGAGTTGCGACTGTTGTCCAACTCCTAATTGCTACAGTGTTGGTTAGTTTAACTGGCATTATATTTACCAGTGCTAAAGCAGGTGCGTATGTTATGATAGCATTTTCGCACGTTGTTGTTATATTGCTGTTTAGTGTACTTATTGCCCCTGTTACTGTTCCATTGCCAACATTACTTATATCCGTATTCCCTAACAGTTTTGTAATCGCTATAACATTCTTAACTGCTGTTTTTATTTTACCAAGTGTGCTTTTAAGGCGTTCGCCAGCAATTAACTCCTGTAAATCTGTGCTTTCTGTGTAATCTGGCATTGCTTCCTCTAATGCAGTATCCACATCGTCCAGCATTAAATAATTGCTTAATTCCCCACCGAGACAATCCCACTTATTATCTTCCGTTTTGTACACGTTCGTCCCCGCTGGATACTGTATATCACCGCCATCTTTAAAATCCGCTGTGGATTTAAAATCTGTACTTATATTATACATATCTCCCACGTCCGCAACAGATACTTCGGGTAATTTAGTGTATGTTACTGTCCCTTTAGGCTTTAATGCTCCTGTTATAGATGCGGCGGCGTTTTTAGCTGTGTCCATATAGCTTTTTGCATTGTCCATATAGCTTTTTGCATTGTCTTTATACACTGCCGCCGCCGCTTCTGCTCCCTTCGCATTCTCAAAGATATGTTGAGTGTCTTCTTTGTAGGTTGCCGCTGTCTCTTCCGACTTTTTTGTCGCTTCTGCTGCGGCGGTCGCTTTCGCTGTGATGTCGCTTACATTGTCTACAACCCTTTGTGCCGCCTGTGCCGCTGTGGTCGCCGCAGTGGTTGCTGTGTTTGCCGTGCTTGCCGCTTTATTTGCCGCGGTTGCGGCGGTGTTTGCTTTGTCTGCCGCTTCGCTTGCTTTTTCTCCCTGTGTTTCCGCGATTTTATAAGCATTTTCAAGAGACTCTCTTGCCTGTATAGTCTCTATCATTATTTTGTTTAAGCTGAAATAGTCATTGTCGCTTATTAACGTATGATTTTTATACACGCTTTCCACAATTTTAATGTAGAATGTCGCGCCGATGAGAACGCTGTTATTGTTGTATAACAAGATTTCGCCTTTTCCGACGCCTGCCGCACTTAACATCTGCTCACTCAGCGTGCATACAACCTTGTTATCTGCAATTGTACAATCACTTAAAATCTTGTTGCCATCTGGCTTGTAGATTTTAATTCTTGCCGTTGTGTTCGCAGGGATTTTATACTCGATATTATTTTCGATAAACCCCACTTTAATTATTCTGCTGTCTGCTTCGCCCTCTTTACTTATAATGTATTCAAATGGCGGTTTATCATCTATTGCTACTGTTATTTCCTGTATATTCGTCATTTTTCTTGTCCTATCATCTGTCAATTAGCTCTTTCGTTGCACAATCTCTTACATCGCTCAAGCACGCCGTTAAAATTAAATCTGTAAGATATGCTGGAAGCCCATACCTCTGTTCTATGTCTACTATAGCCATTTGCATTTCTGCCCTTGCCGCTGTAATTGTTACATTAAGAGGCACTTTCTTTTCTTCCTGTTTTTCCTCTATTTTATCTGTATTATCCAAGTCTTACAGTCTCCTCTCTTACTTCTTCCGCTTCTTCTGTTTTTGGTTCTTCTGCTTCTGTTATTATCAATTTTTCTTCCTGTTTTTCCTCTGTTTTATCCATTCTAAATGTCCTCCGAGCTGTTAGGTGCGGCTGTAACCAAACCGCCGCGAACTGTGATACTGCTATATGTCCACGTCAATGAGCCATCATCATTTTTAGTTATGCTTGTTACAACTGGGATTTTTTTGCTTACTGTAGTATATCCGTTTGACCTAGCGTTAACTAAATTAACATCTTGCATTTTATAGTTGTGTGCGTAGATGTCTGCGCCAAAATGCAAACCCTCCTCATTTTGTATACTACCAGCCCTAGAATAGCACCAGACAACTTTATAACTTCCTAGTGTTTCCGTTTTTCGTGCCCAACACATATACTTTCCCTGTAACTCTAAATCAAATGACAATCCCTTGTGAGTTTTATCATTCTCCCATTGGTTTGTACCTATCTTCCCAACAAAATAGCCGTCACGCCAAAAATTGTTGCCATTCTGGTCGAATTTACTTCTCAGCTGTTGTCCTTCAATCGCGCCGTCATAAATCGCAATTTCTCCTGCGTTAATCTGAACGTACTTAGAATTGTTGTTAAATGCCACGATTACCTTATCGTAATACTGCTTAATATAACTGCTTATGCTATCTTTAGTTACACAGCTTGTTATACTTTCTGCATTTACCGCAATCGAAGCTTTCAGCTCGCCCTCAGCTGTCTTTGCTCTTTTAGCTTCTAATTCTATTAATTCATTTCTTAATTTAACCTGTGTTTCTGTGTATGTGCTAAGTAATCCCAGCACTTTTACATCTGTTATCAAGAGGGTAGTATTCATATCGTTAGCGTATATGTATAGTATATTAGAGTTAGCTTCTGTTATTGTTATATCTTTTTCTATCGTTGTCCACTCGTCAGATTTAAGCTGTCCACTCCGGCTTGTTATAGTAGCAGAACGAAAGCTTGTGCGGGTTGTTGCTCTTGGCTCTTGTCCTTTTATTGTCGCTGCTTTATATGCCACTCTGTATGTTCCTGCTGCCAGCTTTCCCACATTAATATATATGTATGACGGATCTGTGTATCTTACTAATTTTACACATCTGCCAAGTGTTGTATCTGTTATAACTGTGTTATTACTTGTATTCGTCCCCCACAGAAAATTATCTTCGCCAAAGTTTCCACTAAATTTAGGGTTATCCACATAGTTGTGTGTATTATCCTCTTTAATGCCTTTAGCGATTAATTTTAGCTCTTCTGCTGTATTCTTTATCTCTGTAGAAGATGTTTTAATTGCCGCTTGCTTTGCGTTATCTGTATACTCCTTAACGGAATTCTTATACTTTACATCTAATGCTTCTGCGTACACAGTGCCAGCCGCTAAGATTTTCCCTGTTAATTTTCCAGCGGTTATAAAGTCTGCTACAATCCGCCCGTCCGCTGTTATAGCTGTTGTAAATGTTCCATTTACGCCGTTGGAACTATGTCCCAGCCCTGCTAAATTCCAACGCCAGACATTTTTAGCTGTATTAATATTCGGGGTATCTAATATTAATATCTCCTGCGGATTTTTCTCCGGGTAAAGAACTACATAACCGCCGCTATTACCTGTAATTGCCGCCGTTACGTCTTTAATTGTTTTCTCTATAGTTTCTTTTATCTTCTCTGCGCGGCTCTTGCTAACTTCTATACTTTCCTGTGTCTCTTTCTGCTTCGCATTAAGTTGCTTAACAAGATTAGTTCTTACGCTTCCTACTTCCGCACTCTCAAACCGCTCTTTAATAGAATTGTATGTTGTCTTAACAACCTTAGCTGTTGCATTAATATTAAGCTTATCTATTCGCACGTTAATAGTGTCGCATAGAGCTATGCTTTCCATAACTTCTATATTCTTATAGTCTTTAGTCTTTTTCAATTGTGCATAAGATAAGGTTATATTAATGTCTGGCTCTATAGACATATTATCTATGTACTTTTGTGCTTTTTCTCTTAATGCGTCCTGTGTTATTATTTCGCTGCCCTCGAATTCGTCGCTAAAATCCACAGGCTCACACCTTGTATATGCGTAGATACCGCTATCTGGGTGTATTAGCACTTTCTCTTTTAAGGATACATAAGTTTCTTCTGCTGCTTCTTCCGTCTTGTAGTAAGCATAAGGGAATATTGCTGTTACTACATTAGCAATATTCTTTTCTTGCTTGGCGTCTACTAGGTTCTTGCCGTAGGCAATTGTAACGCCGTTGTTATGCCCTCGGTTCTTTAATAATTCTACCTTGTAATTATCGAAGTGGTATTCGCCACCCCAGACATCTAATAAGCTTCCTGTTATACCGCCGAGCGCTTTTCTTATGCTAATAACCTCATTTATACTTGTCTTATTTACTGTTGTTATATTGCTGTATCCTGTGTATTTGTGCGGAAATATCGCTTGTTTTAACAGCTCTGTTAATGCCTGCTGTGCATTAACTCCGCTTACATTAAAGTGCTCTACAGGATTAGCGGTAAGCTCGTAGCTTATATGTTCTGCGTAGTACGTTGTGTTGTCACCTATCTGCTTTCCTGTTTTGTATATTCTAAAGAGCTGTAACTCATCTGTATCATTTGCCTTTGCCTTAACAATGCTGTCTTCTTCTATGTATTCTGCAAGGTGTCCATTCTGTGGATATACAAGTGTAAGCTCGTATGTGCTGTTACGTTCTTCTGTAACGAGACAGCTTACTGCGTCTATAAGAAGCCCTATTCCGTTTGTTGCGAATTCAGTTTCTCTTTTGTCGTACAGAATTGGTATCATAATTTTGTCCACCTCGGTATTATTTCTACTTTTGTCACATTTCCAATCCAGCTTATATTGTTAGCTCCTGCCGCTAATTTTGGAAATAGTGTTGTAAGCATTTTATTATTTTGCAGTTGCTTATCTTTATAGGCGTTCATCAGTTCGCTGTCTATCTCTATATATCCATCTACATCTTTAAAGGCGTGCGACCTGTTATTAATACTCAGCGTAATGTTGCCGCTTCCGTAGATTTTAATGTACGGAAGCGATGTAAACGCTTCTGGGTTGTTAAGTGTTGTCGCTTCTGTTAGTGTTATTAGCTTATCGCCTTTAATGCTCCTCTTGTATGCTTTACAGGTAAATTCTATCTCTATTTTACCTAATAAGCGGCGTGCTAAGTCTGTTATGCTTGCATTGCTACTAACATAAGCAAGAGTGTAATAGTCTTCATCATATGTGTCATACAGCTCGCTAAAGGATATATCACCACTGTAGAGCCAAGCATACAAGCGGCGTGCGTGTTCTTCTAAGCTTATCCCCAGCATATCTATATCTATATAACAGATGTATTTCTCTGTATAATCATTAAATTGTGGGTTATCGAGTTCATCCGTCCTGTTATCAACTATCAACGTGCCTCTTGCTGGCACGCTGATAGTCTCGATTACAGGATCCGCTTTGTTATATGCGTTGCTTTTTTCTGCAATTATAAGCCCCATATCGAGCGAATTTATTCCTTTGTATGTAAAGCTGTTAAGATAATCACGCATATACTCTGTCGTCCCTTTCCTTTAATTCTTCTGCTGTCTGTAGCATTTCCTCTGTTAATTCCTTAATGTCTGTCTGTCGATTATTCTCGAAGTGTTCGATATTAAGATTAATATTATTAGTTGTGTTGTTAGTCTTGTCTTCTTTGCCTAACGCTGTATTTTTTGCACTCGGTGTAAGTGGCGTTACTATTGCCTTGCCATTTACCATTTTAACAACCTCTGGACCCGCTTCGGCGATTAGCGCGTCGCCCTCGGCGATAACGCCGCCGTGAGCTAATCGTGGCAAGTCTAATTCCTGTATGTTCGGAATGTTTACACCGGGAATATTATTAATAAGGTTAAGTGCTTTATTAATTAATCTTATTGCGCCGTTAATCGTATTTTCTATTGTTGCGATTACGCCGTTAATTGCTGTTTTTACTGCGCTTCCTATTGCGTCGCCGATACTTTCGCCCAAGTTCGAGAATGTATCTTTAATTCGTCCCCACAGGCCATCGAAAAAATCGCCAAAATTCGCGAACGCATTTTTGACTGCTTCCCACGCGGATCCGAAGATGTTTCCAAAAAATTCTATAACTGCCCCGAATATATTTTTAACTGCTTCCCAACAGCCCGAAAAGAAATCGGCGAAGCCTGCAAAGATATTTTTAATTGCTTCCCACGCACCTGCGAAATCGCCCGACAAAACATCTTTAACTACTGCGAAGATGTTTTTTATGGTATTCCATACCATTAAGAAGTACGCACCTACAACACTCCAGACATTTTTAATAATTTCCCAAGCAAGTTTAAATCCAGAGCTTAGAACTTCTCCAACTACCGAAAAGATACTTTTTATTGTCTCTATAACCGCCGAGAAAAATGGGCTAACTAAGTCCCAGATACTTTTAATTATCTCCCACGCAAGTTTAAATCCAATGCTTAAAATTTCGCTAGCTGTCGAAAAATATATCTTAATATTATTAATTATTGTCTCGAAGTATGGGCTAACCAAGTCCCATACAAGCTTGATAATTTCCCAAGCGTCCGAAAAAATCTGGGTAATATCGCTTATAATCTGCGTTATAAAATCTTTTGCCGTTTGGACATAAGGCTCTATGTAGCCCCATATTTCCTGTATTTTTATCCAGATATTTTCTATAAACGTCTTTATATTCTCTATTGCGCCAAATATGAATTCTTGAATGTTTCCAAAAATGTCATTTACGCCATTTCTGAACCACTCACATTTATTGTACATCGTCACAAGGATTGCTATTAGTGCAACTATTGCAGCGATAACTAATACAATAGGGTTTGCCGCTATTGCATTATTAAGCAGTAATATAACTGGTCTTAAATCCTTGCATACTTGCGTTACATTGCTAACAGTAGAGGACACTTTGCTTATTACAAGTGCAAGAGGTGCTAGTACTGCCGCAACGCCTATAGTTTTATCTAATGTCTGCTTTTGCTCGTCCGACATTCCAGCGATATGCTCTGTACACTCTTTTATCTTTTCTGTTACTTTTTCTAACAGAGGTCTTACAAGTTCAAGTCCCTGCGTGCCGAGGTCTGTAGCGGCGTTTTTGGCTTGGTTAAGTGCAATCTTAGCTTTATTACTATCTGTATCAAGCTTGTCGAACGCTTCACCTGTCGCTCCTGTGCTGTCTCGCATTTGTTCGAGAATGTCTGTAAATTCTTCTGTACTATTACCAAGAAGCACAGTAGCCGCTTTGCCAGCTTCCGAACTGCTCCACAAATCGCCGAAACTCTTACCAGTCTCATTTGCACTGTCCTTAAGAATTTGCAAGCTATCCGTTAAAATTGCGCCGTTCGCATTTAATTCTGCAAAAGATTTTCCTGTCTTCTCTCTTAATATGCCGTCTACTGTAGTGCCGCCTTTGCCTAACTCATTAAACATAGAATTCAAGTAAGTTGTGCTTTCTGCGGTCGCTATACCTTTGGCGGTCATATCTGCGTATGCTGTACAAAGCTGGTCCATTTGTAAGTTGTTAGCGTTCGCCGTTGGAATTACTTTACCCATTGCACTCGCTAACTCGTTTACAGTTGTCTTACCTAAATTTTGGGTTGTTATAAGCATATCACTTATACTTGTAACATTTTCCGCAGACAATCCATAGGCGTTTAATGCAGTTGTAAGAATATCCGTTGCATTAGCTGTGTCTGTAAAACCTGCTTTTGCAAGCTTTGTGGCATTTGCTACGAATGTCACGGCGTCCGCAGTATTTACACCGCCCGATATTGCGTTGTATACTGCTTCTGCTATATCTGTCGCGGATTGTCCTGTATCATTGGACAGCTTCATAATCGCTGTACTCATATCTGTTATACTTACGACACTTGCGTCTGCTATTGTAGATACCTTAGCAATAGCGTCCTCGAAGTTAGAAGCTCCAAGCAAGCTTGCTGTTCCTGCGGCGATTGCCGCAGTGCTTACAGGCTTTAGCTTGTTAGATAAGTTGCTTGCTTTGTCGGATAGCTTGTCCGCTCCTGCTCCTATTTTTTCCAAAGCCACAGAACTATTACTTGTAGCTTTATATAAGCTGTTTAAGCTTTGTTCTGTCGCTACTATCTGCCGTTGTAAGCTTCTGTACTGCTGTTCGGATACCTCGCCATTTTTAAACTGCTCCTGTACCTGTTTCTCCGCTTCTTTAAGTGTATTTAATTTATCTTTTGTGCTTGCAATTGCATTTTTAAGTAAAGTTTGCTTTTGGGTAAGTAACTCCGTGTTGGTCGGGTCGAGTTTAAGCAGTTTATCTACTTCTTTAAGCTCTTTTTGTAATGCACTGCTCTCTTTATTTACATTAGATAACGCCTGCGACAATTTGGTTGTATTGCCGCCAATTTCTATTGTAATTCCTTTAATATTCCCCAATTATCGCTCTTTCATTTTTTCGCGTATCTTCTGCCTGTCTGGCTTGGTCTGTTCTAATCGCCAACAGTTCTCAAGGTACTCTTGTCCCTCTTTCGTTTCCAGCATTTTGCTAATAAAAGCTTCTCGCATAAAGAATAAATACAGGTCTATAGGCATATCTTGCACATCACATATAGAGATATTAAGATAATCTATAACTAGTTTTTCTGGTAATGTCTGTAATTCGTAGTGTACCGCACTGCTATCGTTGTTTGTCTGTATCGGACAGCGCGGTATTTTTAGTTTGGGTTTTTTGATATAGAATTAACAAAATCTGTGTAATTGCTTATATATGTAACAATATCTTCTATTGTATATCCTGCTTTTTCAAGATACTCAATTGTTATCTTTTTCTTGTTGCGGTTATTGCTAAGAATTTCCGCCATTAGCTCCAGGAGCTTGTTATAAGCTTCTATACTGTTATCATCTTTATCCGCTTCTGCCACTTCCTGCATTTTCTCGAATGTTCTTTTCTTCGGCATTTCCACGATGAGTGTTGTGCCGTCATATAGCTTAGTGTTGTAGAAGCTTCTTTTTAACTTTCCAAAATCAAAATACTTGTTTGCCATTATACTTCTCCTATAATATCTTCTTCGAAAATTATCAGTGTGCCATCCTTATCTATTGGATGTGCACTAAATTCTGGTTCAAGTGTGCTTTCTGCGTCCTTTGCAAAACTAAAGCTAAATCCCGCTTCATTTTTGCCGACAATTGTTACTCGTATATTGCCGTCTTCGCTGTCCTCGTGCAAGAAGCGAAGAAGATACTTTTCATCTGTTTGGTTCTTAATACCGCCTATTTTTACAGTTCGCTTTGTCTTAGTTTCTGTAACTCTTGCTGTCGAACACAGCTTCTTAAGTGTATTACCGCACCAAGTAAGCAAGCCTGCTTTCAAGGTCGCTTCCTCTTTAGTCAGCCTTGTTTTTTTAACTAGTGCAAGATCGTCCTCAGCTGTGTAGCTCTCCGCCTTATATTCTAAGCTTGCGCCGCCTTTAATATGTGCAAGCTCATTTTCCTCTGTTTCTATAACTGCATCTTCTGGGATTTCGCCTGTGAACTGCATACAATAAAGCTTGCCGCTCCCTAATATTATTCTCTCGCTATCCATTTTTTATTTTTCCTTTCTCTATTAAGTTAAATTCGTATGCTGTTTGTGTAATATCTTCGCTTTCAAGTTTCGTTTGGTATTTAGTGTACTCTATGCCTTTTAGTACTTCTTTTTCTACTTTTTCCTCTATTTTTTTATCTGGGCTTCTGTCCGTGTACAGCTCTATAGCCATTTTAATGTGTTTAATGTACATAACGCCGTCATCGCTTTTTCTAAGTTCTATTAGTGGCTTAATGTATATTAAATATGGTAATTCTGGGAACGGCGTTTCGATCGTCTCTTTAAACTCTACCTCTGTATAAGGAAGTCCTACATCTTTAATTCGCTGTATAATTATATTTTCTTTCATTCGAGTGCCTTTCTAACTTCCTGCTCTAACTTAGTTTTGGCTTCTTTGTTAGCTGTAGAAATGTGTGGAATTCCTTTTACCTCACCGTAACGCGAAGCGTGTCCGAACTCCAATAGGTGTGTTAATTGGTATCTCTTATCATTATAGATTGTATTTCTTCGAGTTCGTACGTCTTCGTAGCCTTTCTTTCTTGTCCAGTTTTCGGCGTATTTTCCTGTACGCTTCGGGCTTATGTGTTGCAGAGTCTCTACAGTTTCGCGTGTAACTTTATTTACGACCTTCTTTGTTTTGTCTGCTACCTCTTGGTCATACTCTGTAAGTGCCTGTGCTATAGCTGTTGCAGTATCATCTATCTGTATCACTTCATTCATCTTCTGCCTGCCCTTTTTTCTGTATACAGTTCGATTTTATTTTCTGTTATTCTGTCGTACGTCCTGTATACTGTTAAGTGTTGTCCATTATGCTCCAGCTCTGTCTCGTTATTATATTCGTGCCGCCACATTACAATTTTGAACGCTGGCTTTATGCCCTTTTCTCCTGCGGTGGAAAATTCTTTCTGCGTTATGCTTTCTATATCCGCAAGTACCTTAGTCTTCTTATCTTCTGTGGCGTTAATTCTGCTTATCAGTGTTATCTCCGCTATCATTTTCGACCTCTTTATTGTACTTTCCTGCCAGTGCAAGGCGTGTCTTTAATGTGTCGTAGGTAAGTTTGTAGCGTTCGCCAAGATTGTTGTAGTTAAAATCTGCCTTAACGTACGCCGTAACTGCCGCTAGCACGAGTGGGTCGCTGTCGTCCAGCTTCTTAACTCCTGCAAGTGTCAAATCTGCTTTGCACGCTTGTACACAATTGTATATATCGCTGTCTATTATGTCAGACGCAATGCTCATTCGCATTGCGCCCTTTATAGTATTAACAATATCTGTCATACGATTATCGCAACACCAGCCGCAACAAGCTGTTTTGCACGCTCACTTTTAACCTCGAATGTGTCATTAATGCGCTGGGTGTTTCCTCTTTCCTTATCTTTGTAAGTGTCTACCACTTTAACAGTTACAGTGTCTTTGCTTGTGTCCGAATTGGACACATTCGCACTTGTATTTGCTTCTTCTGCTGCCGGAATTTCACTTGTATCTGCTTCTTCTGCTGCCAGAATTCTCTCTACAAGCTCGCTTTTCTTGCCCTTTTCGTCAAGTCCTTTGTCTTTTAACATCTGTTTAAGCTCTTCAACTGTAAGAGCTTCCAATTCTTCTTTTAACATTTTGCACCTCTCAATCAGCCTGCATTACACTTCCTGTACCTTTTTCTTAATCAGAATGACACCATTGGCGTCCGCAAGCTTGCCGTCCACAATCATCATCACCTTGTTTTTAACCTTGTTATCATCGTGGTCTGTCCACTTAACCACAGTCATAGCCATATTAGAATTAAATACATAATCAGAAAGTTTCATATAAATTCCGATAACATCGCCGTCCGAAGCATCATCATAGTCTGGGAGTATGTCGCTTTCTACTGTCTCGACAGCACGTCCCATAAAACGATAGCTTTCCTCACCATTTATTCCATAATTAATTCTTGCTATCGGCTGTCCGTTGCTATCTACCATTCCGTCTATGTAACTATCAAAAGTCGACTGATTAAGAATAAATATTCCATCTCTATAAGCTTTCTTAATCTTTTTCTTAACATTCTTGTGCCAGCCACTCCAACTCGAGATTTCTTTTTCTGTAAGTGTTGCAACATTAGTAACTCTTGTGTCCTTAGTAACGCCAAGCATTTTACTGCCGTCTGTGCCCTCGCCATTAATTGCCGCTATTTCTATACCCTTAACAATTGCCTCTGTTGCGAGAGGGATAAAGAGCTTCTGGAACATTTCGTAAGTAGTAACATTGACGAGAATACTCTGGCTTATCTTTACCTCTATACCATAATAATTAAAGACAATCGAGTTATTAGCACCAAGCTTCTGGTCTTCGCTACTGTTTTCTCCTACCCACTTAGCTACAGGCTTAATATCTGCGATTGGAATAGCAACACCACCCTGTATATTAAGCTTAGTAAAGCCAGCGTAAAGATTGCCGTAGCTTTCCATTTTTACAATTATTTCCTGCATAATTGTGTTAGGAATTACCGCGCCTGTATCTGCAACTGTTGTGTTCTCACCTGTCCTCATTTCCAGCGGCATAGCTGTACCGCGACACGCAAAATTCATAAACGCTGTACGGTATTCCTTAGTATCTGTCGGATTTTCGGCTGTTCTCTTTTCTTTAAAGCTTTGTACAATAGTCGGTACTGTTCCGCTTGTTGTATCTGTAATATCGTTATTCGCAAGGGAAGCGAGTAACTTTGTTCTTTTTTCCTGCTGCTCTAACAGCTGTGTACGTTCTTCCTGTAAGTCTTTTACTTCTGTTTCATATCCTGCTATTTCCTCTGCTGTTAATTCAGTTGCTCTTTTTTCGATATCTTCCTTGATTGCCGCTAATCTCTGTTCAATTTCTTTTAATCTCATTTTTTCTCCTTTTTTAAATCGTACTTAATATTTTTAGTGCTTCAATTCTTTTAATCATCTGCTGTTCCTTTTCACGCTGTGCGTTAAAGTAATCTCTTGCAGATATTGTTGTATCGTCATTTGCTGGAACGCTTACCGCGCTAACATCGTAGATTTTGCTTACTTTGAGGATTGTTCTTGTCCTTGTGGCTTTATCGTATTTGTCTTTTTTTACGATAAAAGACCAACTCATCTTGTTTATCATTTCTGCTTTAATATCTTCATACAGCTCTCTGCTAAGCTGTGTCTTGCTTAAGTCTGCGGCTATTAATAATCCTCTGTCATTAATATTAAGCAGTAATGTATTGTTGCTGTTTCGAGCATATATGCGACCTGTGTGGTCGTACTGCATAATAACATCGCTCATATCTGCATTATCAAGCGCGTGCCTGTCTATTACTTCATAGTACTTTTTGTCGCCAATCCTATACAACTCGTAAGGGCTGTTGAATGTTGTAGCGTAGCCCTCAACGTAGTACTCGCTTTCTAAAAGCTTCTGCCCTGTTGCCGTTACAGTAAGCGGCATTGTGATACTTCTGTACTCTTTATTCACTGTTACTTTTGCCATTCTCCTTATTGCCTGTCTCAGCTTGCTTTTTATTATCTTCGCTGTCCAGTTCTTTGCTTTCGTTATTGTTATTATTAATCAGCTCGTCATTGTTGAGTTGATTAACTTCTGTGTATTCTCGTCTAATATAGTATTTATCGCCGTCTGTGACGTGCGGCATATTCCAGATGTCCATTACAGAATTTCTATTTATTAGTCCTCTGTCGAATAGCTGTGTACTTACCTGTAATTTTGTTGCATTGCTGGCATACTGTAATCTATTCGCACTAAATGTTATTGCATTATCTGCTAGCTGTTCCAAGGACAGAGACATATTAGACATAACAAGAGATAGTTGTAAAGCAAAAGGTTCAATTTTGCCCTCGTAATACGCGCCCCACGTTTCTTCGTTAAACTTATTTTGTAATATGTCCATATTAGTCCCGAAGTGTGTGCAGACATTTTCCTGTATCTGTTGCATTTGCAGGGCGTTAGGCGTGTAGGGCTTGCTTTCAATCGGCTTAAGCTCCTCAAATTTATTGTCATAGACAAGTAAGCCACTTTTATTATCTGCTGTCAGATTTTCGGCTGTGAACCTGTCTCTTTCTTCTCTTATGTCTTCCTCTGCTAAGATATTACCTATCTTTGCTAAGAAGCGGATATTAGCAGAATTCTTAACAGCATTGATAATTCCCTCGTTGCTTGTCTGTATTAACTGTAGGGTTGGCTGTAGGGTGTCGTTATCTTCGCCTACAATGTCGTTCTTATACTGGTGGGTTGTCAGTACTCCTACTTTTTCGTATTCAATGCACGCCTTTTCGCCGTTCGCGAAGTGGTAGCGCAAATAAGGCTTTCCGTCATACTCTATCAACTCCGAGAACTGTGGGCGGACAGGATACCAGCCGCACAGCTCGCCAAATCTGTCCTCAATCGGGATAATAAATACAGTATGTTCACATTCCAAAATTGTTGCTACCCTCGCCAGAAACTTGGTTGTGTCCATAAAAAAATTTGGTTTAAACTGTAGTGTTTTTTCTAAGTGTTTAAGTGCTTCGCCCTCAATCTCAGGCTTCAGCTTGCTACAGTGTGTAGCGAATGTATTAATTGCTGTTCTTGTTAAGTCCATTTCGTACACGCCGCCGTCAAATGTTGTAAAGACAGGGCTATAACCACTCAATAAAGTAAAATACTTATCTATTAGCTGTTTTTCTTTTTTCTTTTTTCCAAAAACATAATCGAATATTCCTATATTATCACCCCACTTTCTCATTTTTTAACAACGCGCCGACCTCTTTCCAATATTTTTGTCTTACTGTCATAGCGTCTATCACGGACACGAAGCCGTCTATGTGTGCTTTAGGTTCGAGCTTGACTGGGCGAATTCTACGAGTTTCGAGGTTCTGCTTCATCGCCACATCAAGGAAATGGATTTTAAGCAAGTTGTTATTGCATATTTTAAAATTCTCATCCTTGATTATCCCCTCAAACTCTCTTATGACAGGGGTTAGGTTTTCCCCTTGGTGGACGTCGTCCGTGTGGAAGCCGAATTTCTTCAAATCGTCTACGAGATAATGTGCGCTATATCTGTCGTATCCAATTTTTAACATTCTTATCTTGTATTTCTTTATTAAGTCTACATACCAGTTATATACATCTCTGTAATCTACATAACTCTCTCCCGACAGGGTTAAAACGCCCTGTTTTACATAAATTCCATAAGGTACGCCGTCCACTGCTTGTAATGTTTCCATTCGCTTTGCTGGCATAAAAAATTGTGTAAACGCATACAACTCGCCTTTTTTTTGTATTAGTGCTGTAGCGGCTGTTAAATCGGTTGTCTGCGATAAATCTATACCGCCAACTCCATAGCAGTTGCGGAAGTCTTCGAGCGTATAGTCCACCGCCGCCTTATCAACCACATTGTAATCTAACCAAGCTACAGAACTATTCTGTTTAATGTTGCAGTATTTTGTTAAGAATTCTATTTTCTTACTCAGGCTACCTTTAGCTACTGCAATTTCTTCTTGGTAGAAGTCTGGCTGTACGCTCACCCCAAGGTTTGGGTTGGACTTCATAAGCTCTTTTATGTCGTCCCATTTTTCAACATCGTCAATTATATAGAGGAATGGCAATAATCTGCGTTCTTTACTTCTGCCTTTAAGAAAAGCAGTTGAGCGTTTCATCAGCTCGTCATATATGCCATCATTGACGTATCCAGCAGTCGACAAGCTTAGAATTATAGGCTGTTTTCTCGCACCTAAGGCGGACTTCATAACTTCATATTGCTTAAGTCCTGCGTCACCCGACCACGCCGCCATTTCATCGCAAACTGTTAAATTTGGGTTAAATCCGTCGCTTTTTTTGGCATTAAAAGCGATAGGTTGTATTGTATTGTTATAATCTGCAATATATATGTCACTTCTGCGCTTTTTTGCATTTTCTTTTAGCTCTGGTTCGCTCTTAACCATTTCCCAGAAATTGCCGTATACAATCTTGGCTTGGTCGAGTTTTGGAGCAAGACAGTATATATCCTGTCCATACTCCGGCTCGATGAACGCCATATAAGCGATTATCGCACTTGCAAATAAACTCTTTCCATTTTTTCTTGCAACTACAATAAAGACTTCTCTAAAAATTCTTGTATCGCTGTCATCTACAATGCCAAATATCGCGGCAATAATAGCTTTTTGCCACAATTCAAGCTTAATAAGGTCATTCCTGCCTTTATTATGGTGGCAAAAATTCTCTATAAATCTTATTGCTTTATTTACTTTCTTTGCATTGTAGATGTATTCGCCGCTCTCCAGTCCTTTAATTAGGATTTCATACAACTTGCGTATCCACTCGCCGACAATAACTTTACCTGTCGTTATCGCATTGTAATACTCTTGTATGTAATTAATCTCTTGCAATTATTCTTCTCTCAGCATTGCCAGCTTACTCTTCTCTTTTTTGGCTGGTACTAGCTCTGTTAGTTGCTTTATAATTGCAGTATAATTCTTAATCAGTGCTACATACGTTTCTGCCTCTGGACTTTTTTTAGTTCCATACTGGTTTTCACCATTTTTGTACTCGCTCGTCCAGCCGTTTTCCTGTAGAGTTTTTTGTAATATATCTAACTCCACAGAAATAAACGCCGCTTTTTCAATTAGTGGTGTTACAAGTTCGCGTTTGTTTTCTTCTAAATCTTTAAAAATGCCTTTTAAGCGACTTTTTTCATCTTCAATTTGCTTTTCTTTTGTCTTTTTTCGTGCCATTTTATGCCCCCTTTTATTGTTTTTTCACCCCAGCACCCTCTCGCGCTGGGGTATAGGGGATTTAATACAGAATACAAAAAGAGCGAGAAGCTTAATGCTGTTACCAGCTTGCTTTCTCGCTCTTTTACGCTATTATTTTACCTCTTTAACTTCCCTAAGTAAACCCCATCTTTTTACCACGCTTTCCCTATACCATACCACACCCCCATACTACACCGCACGCGCGTGACCCTTGCAGAGTTAAATCTGGCTTCACACTCGGTTATATTCAGACTACCCCGAAGTGCTACAATGGGGGCGGTAGCACGTTGCCGCTCTCGTCCACAATATATCTTTTTTGTTTTCTTTTTCTGTGGTGTTCTTTGTTGTGGCAGTCTTGACACAATGCTTCTAAGTTATTCCAGTTCAACGTAACATTAACATCATTAATGTTGTTTCGTGTAAGCCATTTCTTATGATGTGCTATTGTTGCCGCTTCTCCACAACGCTCACACATCCAATTCTTCGACTTCAAGAATTCATCTCTTGTCTTTCGCCACTGCCTGCCAAAATAAAAACTTTCAGCCCAATCTTTCAAGTTCATACCCCCAAAGCAATGTACTCATCTCATCAATAATAGAGCTTATCCAACGGCGAGGTGTGTTCTTGCCTGTGTTTAGTTTTTCGGCTATCTCGGCATAATCAACTCCATCAATAAAATACATTTTAAAAGCCGTGTATTCTATTTCTCTCCCCTGTTCTTCACGCCGTCTTTTCATCTCTGTAAGAACGCTATCTATATGTGCAAGCATTAACATTGTTTGTGCTCGCGTGTGTCTCACGCTATCTAAATGCTCATCACGCCCGAAGAATTCACTATCAAGCTGCGTGCTATCCGAAATAGCATTATCAGCGTGATACTTAGCACTCTTATACTTTTTCATTAGGGTATAAGTATCGTGATACTTATTAGCTCTAATTTCTTCTTTTCGTTCTTCTCTGTATTGTTTAATACCTGCTGCCACCGCAGCCGTTATAATATCTTCAATCTCCTTTTCCATTCCATTGCCTTTATAAAAAGCTCTTTCGTTGTATAAATTTGCCTGCTCCTATAATTTAGCAAAGAGCGGTGGCAAGTTCCGCTCTTTTATTTTTAATTCTTAATTATTTTCCTCTTCTTTGTACTTCTCTTCTCCTGTTTCAATAAATAATATTAGGTTTGTTATCTCTGTGTCGCTCATTCCTTTTTCTCTTAATCTTAAAATTAATCTTGCTGTTTCTGTCATATTCATTTCCATATTTACCTCACTTTCTCTTATTATATCGGTTATCTTGCCCCTTCCGACAATATAAGAATACACTATTTTTTATATTTTGTCAACATTATTTTATATTTTATTTTATATTTTTTATAACATTTTCTTTATTTAATATAAAATATTTTATATAATAGGTTCTCCTGTTTCTTTGTCCACAAACACAATTTTCAGCTCTGCATCCATAGCTTCTGCAACTTTTTCAAGTTCAGCAATCTTAAATGTGTTTCGCTTGTATTTATTATTCATATTTTGCGGTGTCTGTCCTGTTCTTCTAGCTAGTTCCGCTTCGGAAATATTGCCTTTTTTTACGCGGCACAGGTTTATATATTCTCTTACATCTGTGTGCATTTATCACATCTCCTTCCTTTCTTATAAAATACACTATTTTTTATATTTTGTCAATTATACAACCCTGTGCGTGTGTCCAAATCGGACACATATTTAGTTTTTTAGTTTCTTATATTTGCAATATTTTAGTACGCAATTAACCTCATAAGAATTCTTGTTATATTTATCATTTTTGCAAATTCCCTTTTTTCCGTTATAGTACACACATTCTTTGCAATAATTTTCGTTTGTAGGAAAGAGTATTATTCTGCCCATTGTTTTATTTTCCTGTCATTACTCTCTGTGCTTCTTCAAAATCCTTTCTTTTAATTGCTCTTAAAACTCTTGCGAATATAGCCCCCGCCTGTCTAGCAAGCTCTTTTTTCATAAACTCTAAATCTTCAAACGTGAATATTTGCTTCGCTTCTGGGGTGCTTATTAGATTTTTAACATATATCACCTCTGTGCCGCAAAGGGTTCTTACTCCGCTTTTAAAGTAGTCCCTATCTTCTTTTGCCATTGGTATTTTATTGTGTTCTGTATCTTTCATTTTTTACCTCTATCTAAAAACATTAATAACATCTATTCCAAGTATACAATATCCATTTTCTAAACCGCTATAATCTTCTAACATATACACAATATGTGCTTCTATGTATCTGCCTGTGTAGCCGCCATTAAGGCACTCATTTAATAAGAGCTTGTCGCCCGTCCTAAAATTGCGGTCATTCTTGCGCAACTCGAACTTTTTTTTGCCTGTTGCTACGTCCTCGTAGAACTGTGCCGATAATTTAAGCTCGTGTATTTTCTTTTCCTGCGGCTGTAGTGCTTTGTCTAGTGCTTCCTCTCTGTCTCTTTCCTGTAGCTTTCTTTTTGTCTCTCTGTCTATTCTGTCTTGTTCTTCGCTATAACGCTGTTCATTTGTCTTCTCTGCTTCTGCCTTATTAACGTACTCGTCACATTTTTTACAGGTAGATGTCTTAACATTACAAGTACTGTAATTTAAACAGCTATAACACAAGCTTGTTATGCTTTCTGGGTGCGGTGTTCTGTATTCATCTGCTGCCACATTCTCTTTTTCTTTTGCTTCTTCTTTCTTTGCTTTCTCTGCCGCTTTCTTTTCTGTTACTTTTTCCGCAATCTCTTTGGCTCTAACATCTTCGCCGCTCGCGTATCTGTCTGCAATTGCTTCCTGCTCGTCCTCTGTAAGCTTGCTTGTCTCGTATGCGGCGGTTATTCCCATATTGCCATTTTTAAATTGCTCTTTTGCGCTGTCGCTAAGACTGTTATTAATCTGCTCCATTCTGGCAATATTCGAGGTGCTTTCTTTAAGGGTTTCAGCGATTATGTCCCTCATTCTTCCTTGTATCTCTAAACCATCCTCTTCCTTAGCTCTTATTAATGCTTTCTTAAGGCGTGCCGCCTGCTCCATTTTTTCGTATGCCGTTAATTCTCTGTTAAAAGCATTACCCACCAGCAAACTAAGCTCGAATGTTGCTTCTGTCATATCTTTATACAGATAACGGACTCTCTCATATTCGTTATGTCCTCTATCCAGTAATAAGCAATTAGCAAGGTTGCGGCGGTGTCCGCTCACAATGCGGTATTCGTTATTTATTCTTGCTAAGACTGTTGGCTGTTGCTGTCCGACAGTAAGGAAGCTGTCAGCCAACTCTTCGATGTCGTTCTGGCTGTAGAAATTGGTTGCACTTGGTTTTACTTCTTTAGGATTTAAGTAGATTTCTGTGTAGCTTTCTACTTTTGTGCTTGTGCTGTTTTTGCTCTGTGCGTTAAGAATATCTAACATTGTAAATTTAGCCATTTTTCTTTACCTCACTTTCCTCTAAATATCTTGTAACAAACTTCTTATAGTCCTGTGCCGCTCCGCAAAGAGGGCTATACTCGTATGCTGGCTTGTTGAAGAATGTGCTTTCTGTTGCTTTGGCTGTATATCTAATTGTCCCCAGCACATTAACATTGCTGTGTTCCTGCAACCATTTTAAGCCCACAACATTGCTATTATCATTTCTGTACATTGTTATCAGCGTACCTAATAACTTTATCTTTGGATTTATTCTTTTCGCTTCTTTCACCTGCTCGCTTATTATCTCTAAGCCCTCGAGAGACCACTCGTCAATTTTTACAGGTACTATTACCTCGTCCGTTATCTTTAACGCAGATATGACATTAAATGCAATATCTGGTGGATTGTCAATTATTAGATAGTCGTACACTTCTTTTAAAGACTTTTCGCCTATATTAGAATTTATTAACTTTTCAAACGCACTTATCTGGTCGTCTTCGCTTGTTGCTAACTGCCAGACTGCTGCCATTAACGACATATTAGCTGTTATTATATCTATGCTGTAATCTGCGTGTGTTATAAGCTCCTGTGGATCATTGTATTCTCCTGTTAGTGCTTTAGCTGTTGCACTTATTTCGTCTGCATTGTAAGCACTGCATATCTTGCTTATATTTCCTTGTTTGTCGTTGTCTATAACAAGCACCTTATTCCCTCTCTTAGCAAGCTCATAAGCTATGTTATAGCTTGTATATGTTTTGCCAACGCCGCCCTTAAGATTAATTACGCTCATAGTTTTCATTTTTCTTTACCTCTTTCCTTTTGTTTTTCTGCTATGCCAGTGGCTGTAACACCTGCTTGTCTGCCTGTTTAAGTAACTTCATCGTTGTGCACTCTAAGTATGCCACTAATATTTCTGCCGCCTGCCGTCAGCCGTAACACACTACAGCAAGATAGCCTTGTTTGTTTAAGTTACATAACCATTCATTTGCAATTTTGTAGGCTTGTTGCTTCCAACCTTTAATACTATAAAAATCTGTATTTCCTGCTTTGTTTCGTCTTTCATTGTTTACCTCTCCATATTTCTTCATCAAGAATATACCGTCTGATAAATCTATCTGCGTATTGTGGGTGTATCATTGACCTTGCTGTTTTTTTGTCTACTCCAAATGAATTGTCACTTGTAACATATCTTTGTTTCATAACCTCAACTGCCTCTAATGGCTCAAAAATGAGATTATTCTTGGGCTGCAAACCAATAAACCAATATTGTGTAGGCTTTTTATAGTAATCTCCGTTCGATGTCCTGTCTTTGTCGATAACACTAGGCTTTATGCACCAAAAATGTGTTAAATAATGCATTCCGCTAGTGCTTAATGGATTTTCTATAATTAACCTTAGATGTTTTCTTTGACAGACAATAACAAATTTATTAAGTATCTCATAAAATAAACTTAACTGCCTATGTCTTTTCATTGACACCTCGCATTTTTGCTCAATAGTGTAATTCTTATATTGATAAGCTGTGCAGCATAAGTATCTAGAACTTTGGTCTGAAAAATAAGTGCAAGGGAAAAACGCAAATATCAAATCATCAGAACTTATCTTATCAAACAAACTCGGTTCACCTTGATAGCCCCCCTCTATCTCTTTGAAGAGGTCGGTAACATAGTCTGTTTCGCCAAATTCATTCTGAATATCATAGTCATAAGCTTCAATTCCATACTTTTTAAAAGCGTTCTTGAATGTGCCCGACTGTTCAAATAAACAATGTACTTTCATACTGTATCTCCTATAAAAACACTTAAACAAGCAATTCCAGTAGAGCCTATCCCCATAAAGGATCTAAAACAATCTGAAATAGTTTTCATTTTTCTTTACCTCTTTCCTTTTGTTTTTCGCTACGCCAGTGGTTGTAATACCTGCTTGTCTGCCTGTTTAAGTAACTTCATTGTCGTGCATTCTAAGTATGCCACTAATTCGTGCATCCTAAGTATGCCACTAATATTTCTGCTGCTTGTTGCCAGCCGTAACATACTGTAGCAAGGTAACCCTGCTTATTTAAGTTGCACAACCATTCATTTTGTAGCTTAGTTGGCTTGTTGCTTCCAACCTTAAGTTCTATGTACAAGCCGAAGTACCCACCTCTTGCCACTGGAAGACAGATGTCTGGTACACCAGCTTTTACGCCCTGCCTTTTTAGGTTAATTGCTGTTACTTTGTCCCTCTTGCCACCATTGGGTATGTGGTATAACAATTTCAGTTCTGGATACTTGCTTGCCTGGTATTCTGCCCATTGGAATAATGTTTCTTGTGCTCCTGCTTCATTGTCTATTCTTACGTTACGCATTTATTTCCTCGCTTTCTTTTCTTCTTAGTTCGCTCTTGTATGTTATCTAGTTCTATTAGTCGGTATCTGTAGTAACCCCAGCCGTAATATTCTGGGCTTACTATTCCCTTTTCTATGCTGTCCTTTTCGACATAGTATCCTTTAGGTGCTCTAGCTTCGCAACGATACCACGCCCTGTCTGTAATAATCTCGTAATCTGGTTCTGGCATAACAAGGTTTTTGCTCGCGTTCCATCGTTTCCCTTGCAATCTTTTGCCATTTTCATCTCTTAGGTGTTCGCTTGTATACTTAATAAAGTAGCTGGCAAGCTTGCTGTATTGTCCGCTATCATCGAGAGGGAATATCTTAACTCTGTTATGTCCCTCATAAGCTTTGTACCACGCTTTTTGTAATATCTGGGGGTTGATGTGGTTTACAACTAAATGGTGGTGTCGTGCGCCCCTTTTGCCTATCTCCATAACGTGTATGTACTTAAATTCTAAGCTGTGCTTTCTGTATTCTTTGCGGCACTCACGCAAGAATATCTGTATATCTTTCTTCATCTGTTCGGGGGTTCTGTCCTGCTCACCTTTATGTCGTATGTAATCAAGGACTAAATGGAAATCACCATAACCAAAGTTATTATTCATCAGCAGGCGGATTTTTCTTTCTGCCTGTTTGGTGTTTATTCTTTTTTGTGCTTCTTCTGTAGCTTTAACTTTATCTCTTTTAGTTCTGCCCTTTCTGTTGTACTGGGAAGTGTAATAATATTCTATTTCTATTGTTTTTCCAGCTTTAGTCGTTCTCTTAACATATGGCATACGTCCAACCCACCTCATCATATTTTTATGTATATATAAATATAATGTGTCGGTAAGTTAATACTTTTATCAAGTGTTTAAATGTGGGCTTAACCCAGCATTTTACTTGACTAATAAGGCTGTATGTTGTAAGATGTATCTGATGAATATTTCATCTTTATATAGCACATCACATACAACAGATGGCATTGCAGTGCCATCTGTTGTTTTTTTACCTGCACATTATTTTTATATCTATTGTGTATTTATTCTTTTAATACTATCAACACTTATTTCATATGTTCTTTTTTCTTCAATATCGCCCTCTTCTGTGGCTTTTATGTAGTCCCTGCTTCTTATTTTGCCGTGAAGATATACTGTATCGCCGTTCTTCCATTTCTTTACAAGGTCGGCATTCTCGCCCCAGCTCACGCAGGGAATATAACAAATCTTTCCTGTAAGTCTGTTATTTACAGCCACTTTAAAATCTGTTATCTTTACTCCTGCATTTAGCTTCCTATATGCTATATGTTTAATTGTTCCGTACAATTTTATATGGTTAGAGTAACTAAATTCATCAAGCTCCAAAATTTCAAACTTGTCCACAAGCACATATTTATACACTTTGTTATTCCGGTAGTCTCTGGTTGTCTGTATCTCTCCCTGTATAGACACTGGAATATTTACTCCAATTCTATCTATATTATTATTAATGTTGTCGCTGATTACAGCTATAACCTCATCTATTTTGTCATTAGTGCGTTGCAATAACAGTGTTAATATATGTCCTTTAAAAGGAATACCAGCCACTTCATCTGTATGACCAACACCTATCATTATTCCTGCAAGGCTCACTTTGTTGATTTCTCTCATTTTTTCTCCTTTTCTTTAATTATTCTATGTCGCCATACCCCTCAACCCTGAGGTCGTGCCAACTAATCCGACCGCCACAGTCTCCGCAATAATCTATTTCCCACAGGCGATTAACCTCTGTTCCGCAATGTGGACAATATGCTCTTATTACTTTTTTCTCGTGGCAATAATATGGCTCTGCGACTTTTAATATTTTTTCGCCATTTTTAATTATGTAGGGTTTTGCGGTTGCGGCGTATTTGCCGAATTCTGCCATTTTAACTCCTAATAACTTTATTAACCCACAGTTTAGCGAAGTCCTGTGTGCTCATCTCGGTGTGTATTCCGATTGTGTTGCCGTATATTTTAGTTGTGCCGTCATTCTTGCCACAAGGGTTGTCACACCTGCAACAAGGCTCGCTGTCTGCTTTCTTATTTGTGTGTGTACAATAATTACAGTTATCTTCTTCGATTAACTCTATCTGTTCGCACTTACCAAAAGACGGCAAGCACATATATAATTCCTGTTCTTCTTCGTTCGCCGCGCCGTATTGTACTCTATCATCCGTCGCTATGCCTATAATTGTACATAAATGTTCTTTTCCGCCGTTATCTATATATAATGCTTTATCTCTGTTAAAAATAAGATTGCCTTTTCTGTCCGTTGTGTTTGTGCTTATTCGCAGGGTATCTCTTTTTATTTCGTAGTAAACGTTGTTTTCGCCGATTGGAGTTAATAAGTATTTTTGCCGTGTCGTTCCAGTAATTTTCGCTGTAGATAATTCACCGATGACATATTCAGCGCTGTTTATCCTTTTTGCTTTATATATTTTATACATTTCTCTTTCCTTTCTTGCCGATTTCGTGTTATAATCCCCTTTGAAAGGGGTGATTATTATATCTGCTAATGTAACTATCGAATTAACTAGCAGAGAGTGTGCGGCAGTGTATGCCGCAGTTGATAGCGAGTTAGATTGTTTAGAAGAAGATATTGCTAGTGGCAATATCCCGAAGCGTGAACTCTCTGACATACGTGCTTCTATAAATACTTGTAAATCTATTCTTGCTAAGCTCTCTGCCGCTGACAAGGCGTCAAGTTGTTCTTTCGTTGCTCGTAAAGGCTAGTTTTTTTATTTTACTCCTTTATAGAGTGCAAGCTGTGTGCTTGTTATCTTATTTGCAAGCTGTTTAATTTTAGACAGCTTGCTTTTTCTTTTCCTTATTCCCGGTGTGTAATAATATTCTTTCTCGCCTGTCTTTTTATTTTCTCTTATAACGTACATCTTTTTTGCTCCTCTCTTTAATCATTCTGTTTTTTATGTGCATTGCGTGCGCTTGTTGTGCTACTTCTTCTACGGAGTACCCTGTCTCATCTGCTATCTTTGCCAGCTTTGCAAGTACTTCTGTATTAAGGTCGCAATGTAGTATACATATGTACGCGAGTTCTTCTTTGCTGTCAATTGTTGTTTCTGCCAGCTTGGCAATCTCTTTTTTCTCTCTTGCATTTAGTAAATTCCAGTAGTATTCATTCACTTTTAGATACCTCTTATACTATTGCTGTCGTTTTCTTCCTTGCCAGTTTCTTAGCTTTCTTCTTTTCCTCATCTGCAAGTAGTGCCGTGCGCATACATTTGTAGCTACAGTAGTATATTGTTTTGCTGTGTACAGAGCTTCTCTTGTATGCGTATTCTTCCATAGAAAACTTCATTGGCTCTATTATCTTGCCGCAGGTTTTACATATGTATTCCTTTTTTACTCTGTCTTCTTTCTTTTTCATTATTTTTCCTTTTTATGCTGTTGCTTCTTTAGCTGGTTCTTTCTTAGCTTTATAAAGCTCTCGTGCACAGTGTTCCATTGCTGTTTTTAGGTTTCTTAGTGCCACCGCCTTTTCTTCTTCGGTTAAAATTGGGTGGTGGCTTATTACCCTGCTGCCGTCTGGGTATTCTTTAGTTGTTGTTTTATATTTAATCTCTCTGTCCGTGTTTATCACCCCTTTTATAACTCTTTATTTTTATTAGCTTCTGTCATATAATCATCATAGAAAGGCGATAGCTTTTCCACCCACAGCACTAATGCTGTGGGTTTCTTTTATACAATTCTTCTCTGCTAAAATTCTCTAATTTAAGTTGTCTTTCCAACATTCTCGGTAACTCCGCTACTTCATAGCGTGTAAGCCCTTTTTTCTCTGCTTCGTTTAACATTTGCTTGCAGAAGTCTTCAAGTGTTTTTAGAGTTTCTTCTGCGCTCTTTTTATTCTGCTCCACTCTCTGTTACCTCTTTAACTTCTGCTACATTGCTGTACATATTGCCGTACTTAGCTGTAAAGCAGTTTTCCAGCTCTCCTATTGCTATATTTAGCTCTTTCCTCTTTTCATTAACCTTTGCCATTAATCCAAGAATATTGTCATCTGCTACCTCAATTGTTACTTCTAATTTTGCCATTTTCTTTGTTTCCTTTCTTATTTTTAATATATTTTAACAATGTGTAACTTCTGCTATTAAACCACCTAATAATATAAGTATTAGAATATAGCGGCATACATCATTGTATAAGCGGTATTTATCCATTTTGTTTCCTTTCTTGTAATGCCTTCTACCAGCGTTTTACCTTTATTCCTTTCCTACGCCGTTTTTGCTTTCGTGGTCAGCTCTTTTTTTGGCATTTCAATTTTAATTAACATACCTTCTCCCAATCCAAGCAGGTAACTTTTATCTGCTTCACTCAGCTTCGGGATAATCTCGGCAAAGTTTTCAAGGATCTTTTTCTCTCTTTCCTGCATATTCATCACTTCCTCTCGTCAAATTCCATTTGTTCAAACACTCTCAGTGCTTCTTCTGCTTCTCGCAATCTGCATTTTCTTCTTTCGAGTATTCTTATTTCGTTACTCGAAAGCACGCCGTCAAGATAGCTCGTGTTGTATTTTCTTTTGTATTCTTCTTTTGTTACTTCCACAAGCTCTCGGCTATTCTTCGCATTATCTTCAAGAAGCCTGTGTGTCCTTTCTAATGCTTTTATCTTCATTTGTCGCATTCCTTTTCTTCGTAACTTTTTATTTCTTCATCTTGCACCTCAATAAGTTTTTTCAGAAAATTTACAACCTTAGTGTTTGGTTGTTGCTTTTTGCTTTCAATCTGCAACAGCCTGCTATATCGCTTTCTATCTTCTCTAATATTCCTTAAAATATTAACTTCATATCCTGTCAT